TATGCTGCAACGATTGCGAGAGATTTTAACCGTGATGTTCAAAGAATAATTGATACGCCAAGTTACCGGGAATTGTTCCCGGAAACGTATTTGAACGGTTCCAACGTCGTAACAATGGCTAATACGTATTTACGAAATTCTGACGTCATAGAAATGGTTGGGCATAAGGGTTTGTTGCGTGTTGTAGGTCGTGGCGGTTCTTTGACGTCAAAAACGGTTGATGTATCTATTTTGGACGACGTTTACAAAGATTATGCCGAGGGCAACAGCCCGATTGTACGTAATGCGGCGTGGAAATGGTACACGACCGTTGTACGTACCCGTTTGCATAATGATTCCCAAGAATTAATTGTGTTTACCCGTTGGCATGATGATGATTTGATTGGACGTATTGAAAAAAGCGGGGAAACCGTAATTGAGATTAAAAGTTGGGACGATGTAAAGAACATTCCGGCGGGCGCATGGGTACGCATTAACTTTGAGGGATTGAAAACCGGGGAGCCAACAGAGATTGACCCACGGGAACCGGGGGCGGCGTTATGGGATAGACGACACAGCCGGGCAAAATTGGAGGGACAAAGAGCGTTAGACCCCGTACAATTTCAATGTTTGTATCAAGGCAACCCCGGAAACGCAGAGGGTAAATTGTACCGGAACCCGTTCCGAACATACGTTGACAAATCCGAATGGGGGACGTATGTACGTAGTGGCAATTACACAGACGTTGCAGACGAGGGCGACGACTTTACATTTTCGGCATGTTATGACGTTTACAAATCCGGTAATGAGGCATGGAACGAGCAAAAGAAACGGTTTGAACCGATTCTGTATGCGCTAATTACTGACATGGTATTTACGCAGGAAAACACGGAAATAACAGCCGTTACCGTCCCGGAAATGATAAACAGATGCGGAACGCAAAAAGCATGGATTGAAAGTAACAACGGCGGTTCCGGATTTGAAAAGGTTATAAGAAAAAAACTAAAAGCAGTAACAGAACCATTTTATCAAGGGGCAAACAAGGAAAGCCGAATTATAACAAATTCAGCGATGGTAAATGCACAAATAATAATGCCGATTGGATGGGAACAGCGTTTTCCAAAGATATATGAGCATTTAACCGGATTTTTGAGGGATTTCCCGGCAAATGCCCATGACGACCCGGAGGACGGATTGACCGGAATATACGAAAAAGAGTTGGCGGACGGCGATACACGACCATACAGCCAAGCAACAAGGGGCGTTAAACGTCGTAACTAACAATTTATTCCATATACGCAAGGGTTTAACGGATAAATATTATAACTTTGCAAAAGATAAATGGGGTAAAGAGTTAGCCCCAGAGATAGTAAAACGAGTTTTAAATATTAAAATTTTAGGATTATGATTTGTAAGTGTCCGGCGGGTACGGCTTTGCCCGATATTCCCGTAAGTAATTGCCCGGAAAGTTTTGGGCAGATTCAGAAAGTAGCATTTCAAAGATTGTACAAAAGCACCGGAGAAAAAAATTCATTTAAAACCGATGCAGGTATTGAAAAAAAAGCGTCGTGGACGCCGTTGTTGTCGGCTGACGATGATACAAAGATTGTTATTTCCCCATACATTCAAGCCCCGACAGCAGAAGCAGGCGCAGCAAGAACGTTTGGAGGTGGTAACGAAACATTGGGAGGCGTTGAGGAAATTGTGGGACGTGAGCCAACGCCATTTACCGGGGCTATGCGAAAGTTGCCACAGAAAATTATCAAGGCTTTGAAACAATTGCAGTGCGAAAGTTGGGGCGACAATTTGGGCGTTTATCTGTTTGACGAAAACGGCGCAATTGGAGCAATTCAAGACGCAAAAACAGCAACAACCCATTATCCGATTCCAATACGTTCTTTGTTTATCGGCGATAAAACATTGGGCGGATATGAGGCACCGGATAGTAACAACATTCAATGGGCATTTTTGCCGAATTGGTCGGATGATTTGGCAATTATTGTTCCGGAGGATTTCAACCCGCTAACAGATTTAAAAGCGGCACCATAGCAATAAGGGGGTTGGTTATGGGAAAGACAACAAAAGTTTTATTGGTTTGTCCCCAACACAATATGAAACGAGAATTTGAGATAACGCACGCCGAACGTTTGTTGATGATGGGAAATAACGGCGGATGGCAGTTGCCGGAAAACTCAAATTTTGAATTTAGCAAAGATTATGGGATTAGGTATAAACGACATAAAAAAACAGATTACGGAGCAAAAGAAAGGGGCGACGATTAACCGTGCGATTGTACACCAACAGCGCATTAAGTTTCACGCCGAAACCTTTGTTGCGCCGTATATCAGTCAACCGTTAACGGATTTTCTGAATTTCGTTTCAAACCTTATACCCGACGATAAGTTTAAAATTTTCAAAACTCTTTTCCGTTACCCCGTTAAGACCAACGAGGTAACGGGAATTTGCTTTGATAAGTTGAGCCGAATTTTTGACGGTCGTAACCCGGCGTTCAATTATCAGTTTATGGAGAGCGGACAAAGGGACGATTGGGAGTATTATAGACAGAACGTTTTAAGGGAGCCGGAAATTTGGAGTTCTAAAGGGTGGGAATATTTCAAAACCGAAATTAACAGCGTTCTAATTGTGGATTTGCCAACGGAGCAAGACGCCGCCGATAAATACCCCCGTCCGTATTTCTATTGGTTGCCAATTGAGCAGGTAATAACGTTTGATGCAGACCCGGTAACGGGCGTTATGCGATGGATAATTTTCAAGCAGGACGACAAACGTATTGCAGTAATTGACGATGAGAGATACCGGGTATTTACGGAGAAAGACGGGAATATTGGCGATTTGCTGATTGACAGCCCCCACGATTTAGGTTATACCCCCGCCCGTTTCTTTTGGAATGAGGCAATAAGTTTGAGGGAACCCGATGTTAAGGCGTCGCCATTGACCGAGCAGTTGGAAAGCATGGATTGGTATCTGTTTTATCATATATCAAAACGGCATTTGGATATGTACGGTTCATATCCTATTTATTCCGGCTATGAACAAAGTTGCGATTTCAGCAACGCAGAAAATGGCGATTATTGCGACGGCGGGTTTTTGAAAGACAAACAAGGACGTTACAAGTTAGACCAAGCCGGGATATTAGAGCGTTGCCCGAAATGTGGCGACAAACGAATTGCCGGGGTTGGTTCTTTTGTTGAAATACCCGTTCCCGATGGCGACAAACAACCGGATTTGCGCAACCCGGTTCAGATGTTGACCGTTGACCGTAATAGTTTGGATTATAATGTTGCCGAGGAAGAGCGATTGCGCAACAATATTATCACGTCTATTGTCGGAACGAATGAGGAAATAACAACACGGGACGCATTGAATGAACAACAGATAAAAGCAAATTTTGAGAGCCAAAGCACAATTTTAAACCGGGTAAAGAAAGGATTTGAGGCGGCGCAACAATTCGTTGATGAAACGGTTTGCCGATTGAGGTACGGCAATTTGTTTGTTTCTGCAAAAATCAATTTAGGCACGGAATTTTATATTTACGATGCAATGGAGTTGCGGGAACGTTACAAGTTAGCAAAGGAAGCCGGAGCAAGTGAGGCAGAATTGGACGCAATGCAAAACCAAATTATCGAAACGGAGTACCGGAACGACTCGACCCAATTACAACGTATGTTAGTGTTGGCAGAATTGGAGCCGTACCGACATTTAACTCGTGCCGAGGTATTAAATTTATATGGGCAACAGATAATTAGCGAACCGGAATTGCGTGTAAAACTGAATTTTGCTAATTTTGTTCGCAGATTTGAGCGAGAAAATACAAATATTTTGGAATTTGGAACGCAAATACCATTTTCCGAGAAAATAAAAGTAATAACTAATAAATTTTACGAGTATGCAAGTGAGAACAAAGGAGGGGCAAATTAAAGACGTCAATATTTTAGACGTTACCCCGGAAAATTTTATTGTACCAAAGGGCGAGGAAGATTGTTATCATTGCCGAATTGAGGTTAAGAAATTCAACCAAGACACGGGCGAAAGAATTTCAAAACCACGTATGCAGGTTTTCGGCAAAAAGTTCTTTGAATCTTTTGGGTTGCACAATTTGAGAAAGCAGGGTTTTACCGTTGATGTAATGCACGACCCGAACAAATGGTTGCAGGAAAACGAGGCTAAATTGGAGGCAGAAAAACAGAAGAAAGCCGAAGCCGGTGCAAAAGCCAAAGCAGAGGCAGCAGAGGCAGAGAAAAAAGCAATGAAAGAAGCTATGAAAGCCGAAATTCTTGCAGAACTGAAAGCCGAGGGATTGTTGGCAACGGCGGAAAAGTCGGGAAGAAAATCAAAGGAAACACCGGAAGCAAAGCAGGAGGCGCCGGAAACAAACAAATAAGTTAAACCAAAAAAATTATAAAGATATGGCACAGATTGCACAGCAGGACAATTTGATTGTTACAAGTACGAAACCAATTGCGACGATAGACGAAGCCGCAAAAAAGAAATTGAAAGAATGTATTGAAGCCGGAACGATTAACGATGTTATTGTAGTAACACCGGAAACGGAAAAAGTAACAAACAAATCAAAGGTATTGGCATGGTCGAAAGACGTAACAACACCGCAGGAACCAACATATAAGGTTGCGTTGGTAGATTGCAATACCGAAGCGTTGAGCGTATTTAGTTTGAGTTAATAATAAAAGGGTAATATTATGGCATTAACAAGAGAAATTTTGGTAGCGAATGCGGCTTTGTCCGGTTTGACTGACGAACAGATTAACGCAATTACAACGTTATCACAGAATGACGAAAATAGTGTAATAGCAAAGAAAACCGGGGAAATTTACGGCAATTTGGATGTGGATATTTTGGCAGCGTCCGGAGTTGAGAAAAACGGAACTGAAAAAACATACGATTACGCAAAACGTGTGTTGGGAGATTTTAAGACAAAAGCGGAAAGCGTTACCGGGTTGGAATCACAGATTGCAACATTGACAAAAGAGAAAACCCGTTTGGAAAAAGTAATTGCCGACGGTGGAGCAGATGCAGAAACCGCAAAGCAATTAAAGCAGGCAAAAGCAGATTTGGCAAACGTTACAACTCAATATACAGAGTTGAACAAAAAGTTTGAGGCAGAAAAAGAAAACCACGCCAAAGAGTTGTTCGGCATTAAGATAGACAACGAATTGCAAACAGCGTCCGCAGGGCTTAAATTTAAGGCAGGTTTGCCGGAAAGTGTAACAAAGGTTATTTTGCAGCAGGCTAACGATAAAATCAAGGGAATGAACCCGGAATATATCGACGATGGCAAAGGCGGCAAAATTTTGGCGTTTAAGGACGAAACCGGGGCGATTATGAGAAACCCGAACAATCAGTTAAACCCATTTACGCCGGGCGAGTTGTTAACCCGTGAATTGGACGCAATGGGAATAATTGACAAAGGACGCCAACAGCCGGGAGGCGGAACAATCCCGCCGGGAGGTAGAGGCGCAGGCGGTAGCGTAGTAATTGACGTTGCAGGATGCAAAACACGTGTTGAAGCATACGACGCAATTAGTAACAATCTGATGGCGCAGGGAATGACCGCAGGTTCCAAAGAGTTTGAGGATGCAATGGCGCAAGCATGGAAAGACAACAATATTGCAGCATTGCCGGAGAGATAAAACAACCACGGGTAAAGGGTAAACCCGCTTAATAACAATTTAAAATAAAACATTATGAGTTTAATTGCAACAAGATTACAGAATTGGCGAGTTCAGAACCCGGAATTTGACCGCAATATGACCCGCCCGTGTGAGTATGGCGCATTGGATTTCTTTATTGAGCAAACCAACGCCGCAAATTCCATTATTAACCCAAAGTTGAGGGAAAGGGCGTTTGCCTCAATGGGTAATACCGTGCAAATCCCGGTTATCAATTACGATGGCGATGTTACCGTTGGCAACGTCCGTTCATGTGTAATTGAGGACAACGAAAATACGTCCGCACTTTATACCGTTGTGTGGGCAACATACACAATCGGTTTTACTATGGTCCCGGCGGCTTATATGAACAATGAAATTTCGTATGAACACGACTTTTACCGTAAAATGGAAAAATATACACGTGCGTTGGCTGATGCGTTAGACAAAGGCGCAATTGCAGCGTTGGAAGCACAGAAAACGCAGATATTGAAAGACAAATTGAATTATGACTTTTCCGGTAACGTTATCAAGGTTAAAAAGGAAATGGCAACCGAAATTTTGGGCGACATTGACCCAATTATGAGAGCCAATTGTTACCCACGTATGCCGCATATCGTTTGCAACGCCGGAATCGAAAGTTTGGTTCGCAAGTTGGCGCAGCATGGAGCGACAAACAACGTAAACAAACAGTTGGAATACGCCGGAAAGAAATTCCATTACACAAACAACGTGACAAACGAAGTAAGCCAAAATGGAACATTCTTTGCTGTTGAAGATGGTAACGTTGGCGTGTTAACCCGTGTTGACCGTGAAGCATTGCGCCGTACACGTGCCAATTTCCATGAATGGGATGTTGTACGTTTGCCGATGATTGATTTGCCAGTTGGTTCACATTACTATACTTCGGTTGGCGACCAAAGTGCAACAGTAGGAGCAGCAACAGAGGATTTGACTTGCGCCGTTAAGGAGTATTTCGGATTTAGTGTTGATGTTGCCTTTTTGGTTGCTTATAACAGTGACCCAACAAAGGTTGCAAATCCGATTATCAAAGCGCAGATTGCAGCACGTGACCAAAACGAACCTTTGGGTATGCCTGTATATGTTACCAACGCCGCAGCATTTCCCGCCGGAGGTGCGAGCGCATAACGCCGGAGCATAACGAATTATTTAACCGAGGGGACGGGGTGGTTATCCCCGCCCCCTTATTTATTGCAATCTTAATTCCTAATATGGGAAATAAATGGGCGTTTTTATGATAAGAATAAATGAAATATGCGAAGCGTTAAAAAATGTGTGCGGGTGGGAGCAATCATACGACCCGGCAAAGGCGATAGACGACAATTTAACGCAGACGGAAAGTGGGTTGTATTTTCAAGGTGCGCACCCGCTTTTGACGTTAGATAATATGCAGGCAATAATGCCGGACGATTGGGGGCTACAATATCCGGAATGGAATTTGATTTTGCCGTATAAAGCCGGGCAAAAAGTAAAGCATAACAATATATTTTGGATTGCTAAAATAGATAATACCGGGCAGGAACCGACGGCGAGCGATTTTAACGAAGATTACAGCCGGGACGATTACGGAAACCCGTATTGGCGACCATACAACATTTTTTCTGACTTTTTGGAAAGACTGACATTAAACGGAATTGCAACCGTTGTTCAGACTTTTACACAGATTAAGCAGTTGGAAAAGGAAACCCGCAATTTATTGGAAAGAAAAACGTTTTTTGATGGTTCCGGCAGAATCCGGGCTACAATTCAAAATACCCATAAATTAGTAGGATTTGAAATTGTTCCGGTTCGTAGTATGGGGGTAACAACCAAAATTGAGAAAATCGGGCTACAAATGACCGGAGCGACCGGAAAGGTAAGAATGTATTTATTTCATTCGTCGCAGATTGACCCGGTAAAAACATTCGATTTGGATTTTACCGTTACAAATGGCGGCTTTCAATGGTTCCCGTTGACCGATTGTTATTTGCCGTATATCAGCGACGCAAACAACGCCGGGGGTTCATGGTTTCTTTGCTATAATCAAGACGAATTACCCGCCGGGATGGAAGCAATAAACGTATCTAAGGATTGGAGCCGGGAGCCGTGCGGAACGTGCAACATTGGTTCCGTCGAAACATGGCGAGAAATGACAAAGTATTTGCAGGTTTCCCCGTTTAAGGTTGACGCCCCGGAAACATTCGAGCAATACCCGGAATTATGGGACGTGGCTTATACTATGTACACAAATACCCACAATTACGGGCTAAATTGCGAAATAACGGTTGGTTGCGATTTGACCGACTTTATTATTTCGCAACGGCAGATGTTCCAAACCGTTATTCAAAGGCAGGTTGCGGCAATAGGTTTGCGAACGTTAGCAATGAATCCCAACGTTAGGGTTAACCGCAATCAGTCAAATGCAAGCCGCACCGATATTCTGTATGAGTTGGACGGCAATACGTCCGGGGTTCGTCCCGGCGGGTTGGGTTATGACCTTAAAAAAGCGTATGAGGCTTTGCGGTTAGATACGCAAGGATTAGACCGCATTTGTTTGAGTTGTAACAATCATGGCGTTAGGTACAGAACTGTTTAATATATAATTTCAAATGAAAGTTGTATATAATTTTAAAGAATAATTGTAAATGGGAAAAATTGACGACTTATTAAAACGGGTCGTTAAGTTCAACGATGAATTAACGTCCGGGCGGTTAGTGCAAAAAATAATATGGGACAACGAGGCGTATATAATAGATATGAACGCCGAGGAACAATTGTTTGAACAAGGCGTTAACCGTTTGGGCGTTTCAATCATGGATTACGCCCCGTATAGCCCGGTAACAATTGCAATCAAAGAGGCAAAGGGACAGCCTACAAACCGGGTAACGTTAAGGGATGAGGGCGATTTTCAAAGTAGCTTTTATTTGGAAGTTGGCGACAAACAATTTGAAATTAAGGCGGCGGATTGGAAAACCGAGGAATTAATAAAAAAGTATGGACGCCAAATTTTAGGTTTAACGGACGAAAATATTAAAATCCTTATATGGCATTATATTTTCCCGGATTTAATAACAGAGGCAAAAAAAACGATATATGGCAGCGAATAACAAAGCCCCGGTAATTGCGAACCCGGAATTATTAGACAGAATCATTGGAAATATACAAACCGGATTGGTTGATAATTTACCGTGGTTGGACAAAGCATTTGGACGGGCTGAAAGACTTGTTAAATATGACGGGAACCGGAAACGTTATTTTACCCCGTGCGTTTATGTAGGGCGAAACGATTATATAGAAGTAACCCCGGATGCAAATATTGGGAATTTTTCGTTTTTTTGGATTGACGACCCGCAGGACGTTAGTTGGGAATCCGGCGTTGATATTGGGATAAAAACGGCGTTTTCGATTATCTTTTGGTTTGATTATCGAAAGATTTTCAACGAAGCAAGCAACAGAAACAAAGAGGCGTTAAAACGTCAAATATTGGACGTATTAAACGGCGGGTTTTGGTTGCGTCATGGAGGCTATAAAATAAACAAAGTCTATGAATTGGCGGAAAACATTTACCGGGGGTTTTCTTTGGACGAAATAGACAACCAATTTTTAATGCACCCGTTCGGCGGATTCCGGTTTGAGGGCGAATTGAGTATTGGAGAAACATGTAAATTGTAGGATATGGAACATTTTATTTATAACATTATTGTTGTCGCATTAATAGCGGCTTTTGTGCTGACATTATTACGCAAATGGGGCGTCATTGAATGGGTACAGATTCACGGGAACGATTTCTTTTCAAAGATGTTTAATTGCGATTTCTGTTTGTCGTGGTGGACGTGCGTTTTGATTTGTTTCTTTGCGTTGATATTTACCGGGAACCTCTCATTTTTGGGCGTTCCCTTTTGTAGTACAATGATAACACGTGTTTTGCTATGAATGAAGAATATGTAAAAATTAAGGATTACCCATATTATATTAGCAATATGGGTAATGTAAAAAATAAAACAGGTAGAATATTAAAACCTAAAATAACAAATAAGGGTTATTTGTCGGTAGCATTATACAACGCTAATGGTAAGCGGTGGTGTTATATTCATAGACTTGTAGCAATGCATTTCCTTATTAACTCTGAATTAAAGCCTAATGTTAATCATATTGATTGTAACCCGCTTAATAACAACGTTGATAATTTAGAATGGTGTACGCAATCTGAAAATATTAAATATTCAGATAGTTTAGGGCGTTGTAAAATAAGAGATTATAGATATTGTGAAAGTGGAAAAGGACATGGGAGAAGTTGTCGTATAATATGCAAAAAAGGTGATAATATACAAATATTTGAAAGTATAAATATCGCTGGTATGAAGTTGGGTATATCACACCAAAATATATGTAAATGCTTAAAAGGGGAAAGGAAAACCGCAAAAGGATATAGTTTTAGGAGGGCATAATATGAAAGAATGTATTATAAATAAACATAATGTTGTATTGTATGATAGTATAGACGAATTGCCGATGTTGCGTTTCCACAAGTATAACAAAATGCTTTTGGTTGACGCCGGGGTTGGTTCTGATTTATCGGATTTTGACCGACATATTGAAAAGGTAATACGTTATTTGAACAGCCCAACGCCAAACATGGCAACCGTTGAGTTGGAAAATATGCGCCAAAACATATATTTCATTCAATCCGAGGTTTCCCCCCGGCATTTGGCTTTTGCGGTTTTAGTAAAGAGCATTGACGGGAACCCGTGCAATGATTTATCAGACGACGGATTGCAAAAGATAGTTGATTTGTTCGCCGATGTTCCGAACGCAGAATTAACCGCCCATTTGGAAGCGGTTAAAAAAAAAATAGATGAAGAATTGCGGTTGTATTTTCCCCGGATATTTGATGATGCAGCATTAAAAGAGTATTTCGACCAACTGAAAGAAAGAACGGTTATTTTATTGCGCACAATCATAGCCGGGGAAGCAACCGAAACGGATGCAAAAAGAATTGACGAAATTACAGCAGAGTTGATAACGTATTTCAATCCGCAATCATTTTCGGGAGCCGACAGCGTAGAAATACGATACGACAAACAATTTGAAAATATGTGTTTGATATTGTCGCAGAATTTGCACGTTGACCCGAAAAGATTTACCGTATTGGAATATTACAACGCATTTGAGTATGTAAAAGAACAAGCGAGAAAAGCCCAAAAACAGAAAAACGTAAAATAAAGCGATTTCCGGCGTTATTTCCCGGCAGATAATAAAATATACGTTTGAGAAAAGAAAATCGAAATACGAGGAAATTTCCCGAAAATAACACAGATATATAGAAGTGATATGGTTTTAAATAATAACTTTGCATAAACTAAAAAAATAGAAATATGAGAAATGAAATTTGGAAAGATGTAAAGGGGTATAAACCTATATATCAAGTAAGCAATTACGGGCGTGTTAAATCGTTAGAACGTAAAACAAAATGTAATACGGGAGAGCAAAAACGCAAAGAAAAAGTTTTAAGTCCGGGGAAAGCACGTAAATATCTATATGTGTATTTATACGATAATGTAGGCAAACGAAAGTCTGTATTAATTCATAGGCTTGTAGCATTGGCGTTTGTGTCAAATAAGGATAATAAACCGTATGTTGACCATATAGACGGGAACCCGTTAAATAATCATTATGAAAATTTACGTTGGGTTACACAAAAGGAAAATTGCAACAATCCTATTACAAGAATAAAATTAAAAGGAAGAAAATCTGCAAGGGCAAGGCGTGTTAAATGCTATTCTTTGAACGGAAGATTTATAAATGAGTTTGAAAACATAACAATAGCCGCAAAAGAAACAAATACACACCGTGAAAATATATCAAAATGTTGCAGGGGGATATATAAAAAAACAAATGGTTTAATTTTTAAATACTCTTAAATATGACAGATAATCAACCGATAAAATACAGCGATTTAGTAAAGCCGGATAACTCAATTGAGGAATTAATAAAACAATTGACCGAGTTAAAAGACACATATACGGACGCATTGGCAAGTATCAAAGCCGAGGCGATTCAATTGGCGGCTACATTGCAAAAGGTTTCCGGAGCCACGGAGGACGGGCGGAAAAAGACAAAGAAAGCCGCCGACGACGCCGACCGTTTGGCACGTGCGCAAAAAGAATTGGCGTTTGCTGAAAGCGACGCCGCCAAAAAATTAGCGGAGTTGAATTTGGCAAAGCAGGAAGCAAACCAAATAAATAAATTGATTATCAAAATAAATCAATCCGCCGAGGGTAGTTATAACCGTTTATCGGCGCAATATTCATTGAATAAGATTTATTTAAACAACATGACTAAAGCCGAACGGGAAAACACCGAGGAGGGGCGAAAATTGGTTGCACAAACAAAAGAAATATACGAAGAAATGAAACGTTTGCAGGAAGCAACCGGGAAATTTCAATTGAACGTCGGAAATTATACGGAGGCGTCCGACGCAATTATTGCGTATGGCGACAAATTAAAAGAAACGTTAGGTTTAAATAGCGCATTTGGCGAAAGTCTTTTGGCGTTAGGACGTGGCGGGGCTGAAAGTAAAGCCGTTTTTACAGCTATTGGCGACGGGGCAAAAGCATTGGGAAAAACTTTGTTGGGATTACTTTCAAACCCGGTTTTTTTGGCGATTGCCGGAATTGCGGCGGCGGGTGCGGCGTTTAAATGGTGGTACGATTATAACGCCGGGTTAGTTGAGGCAACGAGATTGACGCAACAATTTACCGGGAAAAGTGGCGATGATTTGAAAGCGTTTAGAAATGAGGTGCAAGCCGTCACAGATTCGTTCGGCGCAGATTTCCGGGAAACATTGATTGCAACAAACGCATTATCAAAACAATTTGGTATTTCTGCAAATGAGGCATTGCAGTTGGTTAAGGATGGTTTTTTGTCCGGAGCCGATGCGAACGGGGAATTTTTAGACACGTTGAAAGAATACCCGGCATATTTCAAAGAGGCTGGAATATCAGCAGACCAATTTGTTGCGATTGTAGCCCAAACAAACAAAATGGGTATCTTTTCGGACAAAGGCGTTGACGCAATTAAGGAGGCAAATTTGCGTTTGCGTGAAATGACGACGGCGACGGAGGCGGCTTTGGACGGTATCGGTATTTCGTCGGAACAAGTTCAAAAAGATTTGCAGACCGGAACCAAAACAACGTTCGATGTTATACAAGACGTTTCCGCAAAATTGGCAGAATTGCCGGATAATGCGGCAACGGTCGGGGCTGCAATTGCAGATATATTCGGGGGGCCCGGAGAGGACGCCGGATTGCAGTATTTGCGCACGTTGAAAGATATTTCAACAAACATGGATGAAGTAAAAGGGAAAGCCGGAGTTTTGGCGCAATTGCAGGAGGAACAATTGCAAAGCCAAATTGAGTTGCAAAACGCATTATCCGGGTTGTTTGACGCAATCGGAGGAAATTTTGAAACGTTGACAACGCAGGCAAAAGTTTTTGTTAACCAAGGATTGACGGCGATAATAAAAGGGGTTATTGATGTTGTCAATTACTTGATTGAGTTATACAATGAAAGTGTTTTGATACGTGCCATTTGGAACGGTATAGTTGCCGGATTCAAAACAACATTTGATACGTTGGGAAATTTGTTTGGATTCTTTATTGATATAGTCAAAGCAACCGGAACCGCATTAAAGGGAGCGTTTACGTTGGATTTTGACGACGTAAAAAAAGGATTGGCAGATTATGCAGCAGCGTACGGGAATTTGGTTAAAGCCCAAGTTAAAGACATAACAGAAAATTTCCAAGAGGGTTTAGAGGGTATGCAGAAGAAAATAAAACCGTTAACAATCCCGGTTTCTGTTGGAGATACCCCGACGCCACAAACAGAAAATAAGCCCGTAACGACACAGAACCCAACCGTAACGCCAAGGGGTAAAAGCGATGCGGAAAAGGCAGCAGAACAGCAAGCAAAACAAATTGAGGCGGCATACAAAAAGAATTTGGAAGCAACCCGAAAATTGCAGGATGCACAATTGCAGTTGGAAACCGACGAATGGGCAAAGCGTCGCCAACAAACGCAATATCAGTATTCCCGCCAAATTGAGGATTTACAACACCAATTGCAGACCGAAAAGGATTTGAACGAAACCGGCCGCCAAGCGATAAACGCCACAATTACGGCGTTGGAACAGCAACAAACCGAGGCATTATTGAAAATCGAACAAGACCGACAATTGCAGGAATTGGCGTTGCAGAAAGAAAGCATTGAATTACGTTTGCAAGCAGTCAAAGAGGGAAGCGAGCAGGAAAGACAATTGCGGATGCAGTTGTTGGAAAACGAAAGACAAACCGCATTATTACAGAACCAACAGAAACCGACCGGGCAACAGCAGGACGCCGCGGCGATTAATGCAAGTTTTGACGCAAAGGGAGCCGGAATTGCGGACGAATATTTGCAAGCGCAATTACAGATATTCGACCAACAACAAGCGTTGGCACAATCGGAGTTTGATTTGTTGAGAAATTCAGAAGCCCGGAAAACTCAATTCCGTTTGCAAGCAGAAAAGGAACGTTTGCAAAAGGTTTTAGAATTAAATCAGCAAGCCGCCAATAAATTGTCTGATGTTGAGGTACAAACAATTCAAAACACTATTAAAAAAATAGACCAAGAAATTGAGCAATCCAAAGGGGAGGAACGAGGAACAGACATTTACGGTTTGTTTGGGCTTAATTTGGACGACGACCAAAAAGAGGCAATTAATACGTCTATGCAATACGCATTGGATGCGTTAAATACATTCACGGCGGCACGTGTTGCCGCAGCAGATGCAGCCGTTGAGCAAGCGGATAAAGAGGTTTCCGCCGCACAATCGGCGTTGGATGCAGAATTGGAAGCAAGGGCAAACGGGTACGCCAATAATGTTGTACAAGCGCAAAAGGAGTTGGATTTGGCAAAGAAAAACCAAGAAAAAGCGTTGAAAGAACAACAGAAAGCGCAAAAACAGCAGGCAGCAATACAAACATTGCAGCAAATCGGAAACATGGTAACAGCAACGGCGTTGATATGGTCGCAATTAGGTTTCCCGTTTGCAATACCTGCAATTGCCGTAATGTGGGCGAGTTTTGCAGCGTCTAAAATCAAGGCGGCGCAATTGGCAAAACAGACCGGAGAAACCGGAGGAACGGAAACATACGGCGACGGTACCGTTGAACTTTTGGAGGGCGGTTCGCACCAAAGCGGAAATGATATTGATTTAGGAACGAAACCGGACGGAACCCGCCGGCGTGCCGAGGGAGGCGAATTTTTCGCCGTGATAAATAAACGAAGTTCACGCCGTTTCAGAAAGATAATACCGGACGTTATCAATTCGCTAAACAATGGTACGTTTGCACATAAGTATTTAAAATCCTATTCAGACGGCGACGGTTTGACGTTAAACGTTACCGGACAAAGCCCGGATTTACGCAATTTGTCGGATGATGTAAGGGAAATTAAGGAACAGAACCGACGACGGGTTTACGTGGATGGCGACGGAAATACGATTGAAAGTTACAAGAATTTGAAACGTAAAATAAAAAGACTATGACACCAAAATATAGATTCTTTTTGCAGATAGGGGAGGACGGAACCAAACAAACCGTCTGCCCCAATTATAAGGATGATTTAACGTTGGATTATGAGTTGGAAACAAATCAAAGGTTTTACCGGGCTAAATTGTCCGGTAAAATAAACTTTGTCCGTGCTGATTACGATATTATCAATAACGCCCCGTTTGATTCTGAATTTTTCCTATATATCGAAAAAAGCGATGATTGGGGACAAACATACAATCAATACTATAAAGCAAAGTTTATGAAAACGGATTGTACGTTTAATGATGATGATAAATTGGTTACGGTACAGCCGGAAACAATAGACCAATACAACGACGTTTTGGCAGGATTGGAAAAGGAATACAATTTAATTGAGTTAGCCCCACAAATCGAACTTCTTACAATAAGAAAACGCCCATTGATACAAATATACGTTCCCGGAGATAGTATTGTTTCGTGCTTTTTGGGCGGCACGAATTGGGAACAAGACGCAAACGCCACGACTGACCAAAACGCATTAATACAAACCTATCATTTTGCACTATGTAATATTTTGAAAGAAATACAAATTACGTCGCAAGGTTCCCCGGCGGTAATATCCGGGCTTTATAGTGGGCGGATGTCGACGGGTGCAAGTCCTGATGAATTTATGGGAGATTTATACCCGGAATTAAATGTAAATTATTATATCCATATTGCACAAAAACGAGTTGCGGGTGGGCTACCTATTGGGCTAGCAGGTGTTGAGATACGCCGCCGTTCTGATGATGTGGCAATGTTCCGGTATACAAAGACAACGCAAGAACCTTTTGATACGTTGGAATTTGATTTAACCGCCGTTGAGGGTTCCGGAGCAACGGGTACGATGCACGCCGATATGAAAAGTTATAATATATACGCCCGATATTTGGTTGATGTTGATAAAATAGACGATTTAGATACATACCCGTTGTCGTCCGATGATATTGTAGATAATAATAGAAATTACCGCCGGGCAATTGGTTACGCAATCGACGTGGCATTTATATCTAATAATTTTTCAGATACGCCGACCGAGTGGGGATTAGCCGACAGTGGAAAGTATTTTGAGCCGCCTTATTCCATATATGGACAAACGTTTTATCCAATCGCCCGGTCAACGTGGCGTTATGCGTCGTTATGGTTTGGGTTTTATCTGATGGATTGGATATTAGAGGAAAAAGCCCGAAAAGCATATACTTTGCGTGATGCGTTTACATTGTCGTCATGTATCAATGTGCTATTAAAAGAATTTGCGCCCGGAATAACGCATGAAGCGACGCCGGAATACAGCCAATTTCTTTATAACACAAACAATCCTATTTCCGGGCAGTCATTTAAGTTGCTAATAAGTCAGAAAAGTAATATCATTAATGGCGAATATAAAACCCCGGCGCAAAAAGCCCCGATTACATTACAACAGATTATGACGATGTTACGGGATATTTACAAATGTTATTGGTATATTGAGGACGGAAAATTTAAAATTGAACAGGTAAGTTGGTTTAGAAATGGCGGTTCGTATGGATATAACCCGATTATTGATTATGATTTAACACAATTAGAAAACGTTAGGAACGGCAAAAAATTAGCTTTTGCAACGTCTGAATATTCATTTGACAAAGTAGAAATGCCGGAACGTTATCAATTTGAGTGGATGGATGATGTAACAACACCATTTGAGGGTTTACCAATAGAAATTACGTCCAAATATGTAACAGCCGGAAAGATAGAAGAAATAAATATTTCCAATTTTACGTCCGATATTGATTTGATGTTGTTAAACCCCGGTGCAATTAGTTTGGATGGATTCGCATTGTTTGCGGCGGTTATGCCGTCCGGAGGTGGACAATTGGAATTGCCGTTTACAAGACAAACCGTTGATAGCGTAGAATATTTTTTGCAAAATGGATATTTAGCGTTTATCAATATACAACCGACATATTGGGTTTATGATATGCCCGCACGGAATTTCAAAATAAATAATTCTCAATATTATGCTTTGGGAGGATTGGAACGTAAAAAGAAACAAACATTGAATTTCTCGGCAGGAACCACAGACCCAAACCCGATGCAGTTAGTTAAAACATATATCGGTAACGGTCAAGTTGATAAACTTTCGGTAAATTTGTGTAGTCGAAATATTAAAGCAACGTTGAAATATGATACAGAATAACAACATAAGTGTTTTACCGTGGTACACGTCAATAAATGAACAGAACCACAGAAAAAGTTACGCATACGGCGCAATTTACCCGTTATTTGCCCCGGCTGATAGATTGTTACCGTTTCAGATAATGAGAAACACACGGTCAAACAATGTTACGTCAGTGGTATTGTATGAAAAGACCGGAAAGCAAGTTGCAAACATAACAACGTATATGAAAGAAACCGGATTGCAGATTGTCCGGTTTCAAACGTTGGGTTATGATGTTATATTGTACCCGTCAATATTACCCATGCCATTAAACCAATTAGACGGAATATATTATATGACGTTATCGGATGGCGTGCAAACGTGGTATTCAGAAATGTTTACCGTCGTGCAAGATGTTTCCGGGTACCTTAAAATTGAATGGTGGGACATTGAAAATTTAGTTTTTGACGCCGGGCAAATAGTATATAAAAACCCGGATTTCAAAAATACGTTGTACCTTTGTACAGAGTTGGGAAAACCGGATTATGAATTTGAAGAGGATGGCGAAGAACGGGACGGGTATTTTTTCCCGGGAAAACAAATATCCGTCAAAACGTTTAAGTGTACCATATTGGCACCGGAGTTCCTTTGCGATGTTATGCGTTTTATCCGTATGGCTGATTACATTCATATAACGGATAAATACGGCAGGGAATACGATTGCGACACGTTTTTAATTACGCCGAAATGGCAAACGCAAGGTAATTTAGCGTCGGTTGAATGTGAGTTTGAATGTGCAACGGTCGTTAAGAAAATCGGACGGGGTGTTATCCCAACAACCGGAGGCGATTACAATAAAGACTTTAATAATGACTTTAATAACAATGATGTAGTTTAAATTTTATCAGTATGGGAAATTACGAAGAATTAAAAGCCGCCGTTGCGTCTGTTATCAAGGCAAACGGGAACCAAGAAATTACGGGTCAAGTGTTACAAAATACATTGATAACGTTAATTAGTCAAATAGGAGTGAATGCAACGTTTGCCGGAATTGCAACGCCGAGTACCGCACCGGGAACGCCCGACCAAAATGTTTTCTACATTGCCGGACAAAGTGGAACGTATGCAAATTTTAACGCTATTGTATTAGATAATGAAATTGCAATATTATCTAATAAATCGGGCACATGGGTAAAAACAACAACCGGATTTGCAACAAATGACGGTGTTGGAAATGCAATCGGGTTGGATAATGTAAACGATAGACCCGTTTATGTTAATGCGATTAAATTTATTGGTTTTGTCCCAAATGAAGCGTCGAAAGACCACGTGTTTAGCATACACGGTTTTTCAAGTCGAGGCAACGCAACATCCGCAACGCCTAATATAACGGAATTAGATTTGTTTATATTAGATGAAACTGCAAGCCAAGCGGCAGGCGCAGAGCAGCGGGCGGCTTCGCTTGTATTATCCGCAAATACAGATATAACAAAACCCACTTTCTCAAAAGTAACGGGAAATTCGGGTACGTTGTATGTTATTATTGATTGGAACCCGGTTGTAAATTATCAAGTAAACGGGCGATATTCTTATATCGTTTGGGGTGCTAATTTCGCCAACCCGTCGGCGTCTAATTTAGTGCGTATTCAAAAATTAGACGCAAACGACCCACGTATTATAAATTGGGATAATGCAATTAAAACGGGTCAATTAGTCGGTACATACGGAGGAAGTGAAACAAACATTATCAATCAATTAAAAACATCTGCAATTATTGGTATGCCGTGCGGATTAGCTTTCAATTTTCCGAGTAGATATAATTTAGAGGTAAAAGCCATGCAGATAATTAAAAGAGCGTATTTTTCTTTTAAGGATGGTGTAAACCCCGTTGATGTTGGTATTGGCGTATTAGGTAGTAACGGCGGGGATTTCACTAAATTTTGGTTCGGATTTGGACGATTAGACGGTACGGGTTCGGGATTTGGAACAATTCCGATGTTAGATGTTGCCACATTGCCAAACGGTGTTGTTCCTTATTTAGTGGAAACGACAACAACCCGTTATTACGTTGAAATTGATTTTGACAAATGGCGTGAAGTTGGCGACGTTATTTGGAATTGGGCTACGCCGTGTTGTAAAATGACAAATATAATTCCAAATGATAGTAGTATATGGGACGAAGTTTTAGCGCAAAATATCCAAAAGCAGAACAATACTGCATTTGCCTTTACAGAAGCATTTGCCCCGCAGGATTTACAACAAGGGTTTTACACAGTAAGCGGACAAAAAGTTGTTATTTCAACAGTTATTCCCGATAAATATAGAAGTATAAAAATAGACTTATTAGCTAATAATATAAGTCGTATGCGTGTATCATTAGACCCGCACGGAGTTATAGTATATGGAGCAATATATACAGACAATAGCGATAATTATATTTCAAGGGAATTAAAAGGTAATGATAAGACGGAAATATACATGAATTACGAGTTGACAATACCAAGCAACGCACGTTATGTATATATATCGGGATATGCCGCAAAAATAGCAGAATTAAACCCCGGTGTTATGGCATATAAGTATGTTTATAACGCAAAATCCAACTATCAAATTACGGGTTATCCTAATAATGGCTTAGATTGGCGTAATGTATCATATCCTAACCCCGTTGTTGACATTGTAAATAAGGCAATTAAATTTATTGCTTTCGTTCCAAATGAAACATATAAAAATGATATGTTTACAATCAACGCATTAAGTTGTTATGGTAGTGATGGGGCGGAAACATTTGCCCCAACGAATTTCCAATTATGGTTATTTGATATGATGGGAGGTACAAACCAATTTGCCGCACGTTACATTAAATCAGACATAACCGGTTATAATTATGATTATCCCGAAACAATAAAATTTGTTGGCGACCGTGGTACATTATACGCTATTGTTGATTGGAATGTTGTAAGAGGCTATTTTAATAAAAATACAAATAAATGGGTTCCTATATTTTGGAGTACGTCGTTTGACAACAAACCAATTGTGCAAAAATTAGACGCAAACGACCCACGTATTGCAGGATTTAATCAGATAGCCCCGGTATCGCCAACGCAATTTGCGGATTTTACAAAGTTGAATTTAGGAGTTGACGGCGATAGTATTACGGCGGGTAATCAATGGAGTTATTATGCAACGCAATATTTGGGGTTTGCAAATCATCATAATGTTGCGGTTGAGTCGGCTACATTTAGCGATAGAACACAAATGTATGACGGGGTTACTTATGTAACACAAAATTATGACGACCCCAATTTTGCCGGAATAAGTAGTGGTTGGCAACCAACAACCGACCCGGTAGAAATTCAAAAAAGGTGCAATAATTGCGCCCGTGTACACGTTCAAAAATTCATTTCAGAAGTAACCGCCGGGACATATCCCGTACCGGATATATTTGTTTTTGCGATGGGTGCAAATGATTCTACTATTGGAACCGTTGCCGATGCGTTAAACGGAAAAGACCCGGACGCATTAAGTACGTCGGTTCGTCAAACAATGGTAGGGGGCGCACGTTGGGCAATCCAAAAGATAATTACTACATATCCCAATTGTCGTGTATATATATCTGCACCAATTCAGAGAGCGGATGCCGCAGCGAACGCAAAGGGTTTGGAAAAAAGTATTGCATTAAAAGAGATAAGCAATAGTTTATCGGTTGGCTATTTTAACACTTTCGGCGAATGTGGAATTACTGAAAAAGTAGAAAGCGGAACCGCGCCTTATCTTAGTGATGGATTACACCCAAATACAGCGGGTCAACAACTTATGGGTAAATATTTAGCTAAAGAGATACGCAATAATTATTTTTAAATATCAGAACGATTATTAAATGTTATATTATGGATAAACTTTTTACATGGGAACAATGCCGTATGATATTTGCCACGTCGTTAAGCCCGGTTTTAGCCTATTTAACCCCAACGGCGGGGTTTATGTACGCATTGATTATAATGTTTGCTTTCAATATTTGGGCGGGTATGCGGGCGGATGGGGTAAGCGTAAGACATTGCAAAAACTTTCGTTTCAGTAAGTTTAAAAACGCTTTGGCGGAATTGCTTTTGTACGTTACTATTATATACGTTATTTATTCGGTAATGCTGCAATGTGGCGATAATGAAGCCGCCAAAGTAGTAATTAAATCGCTTACTTATGTTTTTATGTATGTGTATTTGCAAAACGCATTTCGCAACCTTATTAAAGCATATCCCACAAAGATTGCATTGCGTATTATTTACCACGTTATCCGGTTGGAGTTTACACGGGTATTGCCGGGATATTGGCAACCGATAATTGAGAGATACCAACGGGAACACGATAGCGATATTATTAACGATAAAGAAAAGGAGGGCTAACAATGAACCAAACAGAGATTTTAAAGTATTTGGAGGGGCAAAAAACGACCCGGACAATTACGGATTTGATTGTACATTGCACCGCAACCAAGCCGGGCGCAAAAGTCAACGTTGATGTTATCGACGGTTGGCACAAAGAACGGGGATTTAAGAAGCAACCCCAAAGCGGGCGAATTTGCGGTTATCATTTTGTTGTATTGCCGGACGGGACGATTCAAACGGGGCGTTATCTTTCCGAGATTGGGGCGCACGTTTCCGGGCAAAATTCCCGTTCTATTGGCATTTGTTACGTTGGGGGATTGGATGCCAACGGCAAAGCCGCCGACACACGCACGCCGGAACAAAAGGAGGCGTTATTATGGTTGCTTATGCGGTTAGTCGTTATGTTCCCGGACGCAACGATTAAGGGACATAGGGATTATTCCCCGGATTTGAACGGCGACGGCATTATTGAACCGTGGGAGTTCATAAAAGAATGCCCGTGTTTTGATGCACAAAAAGAGTATATTAACCTATAAATGTTTGTATTATGACATACGAAGAAATGAGAAAGTATATTGCGGACATGGTTAAAAGTCAAGGTTCGCAGGGTGCAATAGAGATTGCGCCGTTGCTTTATGCGATGGCGGACAAAATGTTTGCAGACCCGGAAACGGGCGTTGTGCCTATTGTAGTATCAATTGCCGAGGTTGGAAATAAAGAGGGAACCGCAACCCGTTACGATGTTACGACCGACCAACAAACGATTAACGAGTATATCGACAACGTAACCGAGGAAAAGGCAAAAGCCCGGTTATTTATCCAAGACGGCGACGCCCTAATTGGATTTACTTATTTGGAGGTAAACGGCACAACGATAACGGGGCAATCAATCGCCCCGGATGGGTCGTACAAACTTTATCTTTCAAAGGAAACCGGAACGTCGTATTTTGAACACGACGACGAAGTAAAAAGCATTGCAAGCGTTACCGAGGCGGAAATTACGGGATATAATGAAATGTTCGGCGCAACATACGACCCCGTAAACAATCAATTTACGGTTCAAATTGGCACGGTTAGCGCACAATTAACGCCGGGGCAAATGATGTTGACGACCGAGGAATACAACAAAGTAAGCAACGACGCCGATTATACCGCAATGTGGGCGTATGCGATTGCGGAATACATTTGTTGCCCGCCGTGGTTTGAGGGGTTCGCCGGGTTTAAATTGCATAGCGCATTTTATCGGGCTGAAAAAACAATCTTTATTGACCTTAACACGGTTGAATTACCCGTTGCAAATTTGACGGCAACGTTTTACGGTTGTTCCCGGTTAGAACAAATAACGGGGATAATCAAAATTGCGTCAAACGTTCCGGTAACGGATGCGTTCAAAGGTTGTGCCGTGCTTCATACGTTCAAATTGTCCGGGCTTTCCTCAAATATTGATTTGTCCGATTGTGCGCAATTGAGTTCGGAAACAATCGGATTTTTGATTGAACACAGCGAGCAACCCGGAGGCGGAACGATTACAATAACCGTGCATCCCGATGTAAACAACGACATACATAATAATAGTAGTTGGGGTGACGTCCGGGCGTTGTTGCAGGAAAAGACGTACATAACCATTCAATCCGCAACGGCATGAAAAAATATCTAATATTGGCGGCAATCATTATGGCGGTTGCCGCCGCCTTTTGGGTGCAACAAAGCCGTATTAAGCGATTGATCGACGAACGGGATAAATACCGGAGTAATACCGAAACGTTGTTGCAGGACGTCCGCAGGTATCAAACAAAAGATAGTTTGAACGCCGCAAAGGTTGGTAATTTGGAGTTGAAATTATCCGAATATAAAAAGTACCGGGCGGACGATGCGGCATTAATCAAATCGTTGCAGACAAAGAACCGGGATTTGCAAAGGGTTACGACGGCACAAATGGAAACGATAAACGAATTACGGGCGAACGTCCGGGATAGCATTGTATATTTACCCGGCGACACGGTTACGACCGTATTACGTTGTATTGACATTGTGGAACCGTGGTTTGAGTTGCACGGATGCACAACGCCCGCCGGGGTATTTACCGGGACGCATATAAACCGGGATAGTCTGTTAATAGCGGAAACGGTGCAATATAAACGCTTTTGGGGGTTCCTTTGGAAAACAAAGAATATTAAGAACCGGGAAATTGATGTTGTCTGCAAAAACCCGCATACAAAAATAATGGGGGTTGAATACATTGAGATTGAAAAATAACTATCTTTGTATCGAATTACATTTGACCATATAAATAAAGATTATTTTCAAGGATTAGCCGGGATTTTCCCGGCTTTTTTCGTTTTGCCCATTTTTAGCCCCGTAGCGGGCTTTTCTTTCCCGGATGGATAAATTACACATTTCGCCCGAAAAAGTGGCTTAAATCGAAAATTCGACCAAAATAACTATCTTGTGAACCAAAAACAGAATTTTTTGCCATTTTCCGATAAAACAAAAAGAAATTCTTTTGGTAATTAAAATAAAGGTTGTATATTTGCATTGTCAAACAACAACGACGGGGCGTTTACCCCGAACAATTAAAAGAAAATCAAAATGGCAACAACAATTTACAACGGTTTATTATACACAACAAAAGAAATTAATCGCAATTTCCGCATTAAAATCAACGGTATTGTTGACGGTAAAAAGGTTAACAAGTTGGTCGGCGTAAAAGGATTGATTGAATTGATTGGCGTTGAAATGGCTAATAAGATGTTGTGCCGTGCATTTAATGGCACCGATGATAAAACCGTTTGCAAATTGCGCAGAGGAATAAAGATAAGTTTCTATGTTAAATAATATCCGACCGGGCGGGTTCCCGGAATAAATTCAAATGAATATGGAAAAGAAAAGAACTATTGCAACAGACATTGCAGAAATTGCACAGAAGTTGGACGGAAAAGTTAACTTTGAAAGTATTAAATTCAGTCAAATAATATTTGAGGATAAAAAGGAAACCGGGGTAAATGATTTGTTGTTTATTGGTAAGAAATTCGGGATTTACTTTTATACCAGCCGTTCCGCCGTTGAAAATATCTGTTTTCTGAAAAAACAGAAAATGCCAACCTATGTTGCAACAGAAAGCACATGCAATATTTACGAAATTGAGTAATAAAAAGCCGGGGGGAACCCCGGCACAATCCAAAGTAATATGAAATTAGATGATTTAGACATCGAGATAAAAAACGAATTGTTGGAACAGCGCAAAGAACTTTGTTCAAAATGGAAACAAAACAGCGCATACGACATTTGTTTTACTAATACAGACGGAACACGTTATTTCAAAGCAAAGCGGGTTGTTTTATCATGGAATGACGACAAAGGGCATTATATGCCATTCGGGGGCGGTACGTATTGGCAAATAAGATATGGTAAAATAAAATGGGCAACCGAGAAAAATCCCATTGGCGGTACGGTTTATGTATGGGTTCAATCACGGGAAACGTTTTCAAAATCTGCAAATGGTACGGTTATACCAAATGAAGTAAAGACAAAGAAAGAAGTTTTGGAAATAGCAAAGCAAATAGGAACGTTGGTAATGTAAGACAGCCGGGGAAATAACCCCGGCAAAATTATAAATCATGGAAATAAAATTGACGTGATGGAAAGCATAATAATAAAAGAAATTGAAATGATGTTGGAACTACCTTCGCACGAAAGACAAAAAGCGTATTTCCAAGACTTATTAAACGCTGCAAAGCCCGTTAAAATTGTTCCGGCGGCTGATGTATTGGAGGATTACGAATTGGAATATATACAGCATGTAATTAAGCCGCAGCCTAAACAATGTTATCGAAATTCCCATTTACTTTGCGAGGCGTTCCCGGAACGGATTCTTTATTGTGAGGGAAAAACAAACGTCCCAATACCGATTGACCATGCGTTTAACAAGGTCGGCGACGCATATATTGACATAACATTTGAATTTGCGTTGCATGAAAACCCGTCAATATATGAGTACGTAACATTTGGCGAGTACGACGCAAAGACCATACGAAAAGCAGTATTGGAAACCGGATATTACGGCGGAATTTACAAATGGTTGTATTATCAGAGTAAGAAATAAAAAGACCCCCGGCGTCATAAATCAATATGCACCGGGGGAATTTTACGCAGTAACCGAGAGCGATATTTGGTTGATGCGGTACCACAAAAATATATTGTTTGCCGTAAATTGCAAAACAACCCGCAAAAATAAATTTGAAATAAAAGTATTTATCTTTGGTAATTAAAGAAATATTTGTACCTTTGCATTGAAGTTAAGCCCACGCACGGGGATAGTGCGAAATAATATGAATATCAGAAAAGACAAAGAATTGAACATTTTGGCGAAAGCAGCCGGAAAGAAAGCAACAGAAGTTGAAACAATCATTGTAAACCAATTAATCCAAAAGGAAATGATACAAGACGACCCGAAATTTTGGGGATGCACTTTGTTTGATAGTATCGAACGTGACGTTCCGGTTTCTGATGTTGTCGGCATTATCAAAGCAACCGGAATTTCGGTTGTACGTTCCGAACATTTGGACGCATTTCTGAATTTGGTATTGGTCGGAAAAGGAGATTGCCCGGTATGTGGCGGAGAAATGGAAGTTACCGACGCCGATTATAAATGTTGCGGCGGCGATGGGTATTTAACCCCGTATGAATACGAACCGATATTTGAGGAAAAAACCTGCAAACATTGCGGGCATGTAGAGTAATAACCATAAAAATAAAACAATATGAAATTGAGAGTAAATGAAGCAATCGCCCGTTCCGAGGCGAACGGAAAAAAGGTATTGAAAAAGGATATTGCAGCCCGTTTATTTGAGGGTGCAAGCGAAAGCGCACAGCAGGTAAATATGACAAATCTTTGCAACGGGACAACCAAAAGGATTGTTCCGGAATGGGTAGTAATAATTTGCGAAATGTGCGGTTGTTCCGCCGATTATCTGTTTGGAATGGAGGATTAAAACCATGAAAAAGAAGTTTATCGAAAAAAAGGAAAAGATGGTTGATGTTTTCTTTTCCGATGCGTGGCAAGCAAAGGTTTTTGCAATGATATTTAGCATTTTCGGAGTAATATGTTTTATTGCCGGATTTTGGAATTATATCCATTTTTTGTTTTCTGCAATGTGTGGATTAATGGTTTATGTATTGTTTAACGAATTAAAGAGCAAATAACATGAGAGCGAAAAAGAAACAGCCGGAAAACCCGGAAAAAAGTATTGCAAACACAATGGGTAACGCAGTAAATGCGGTTAAGAAGTTGGCGGAAGCAATGGGACAATTGCCCGCCGATAAATTCCCGGAAATAAACGATGAACAACAGATTGTCCCCGGATTGGATGCCGTCGAAATAGAACAGCCCGCCGGGGCTTTTGAAATTGTGCCGGGCATGACGGTTGAGGAAATGACGGCAATGTTCTTTGATGGCGCATTAATCGAACCGCCGTATAAAGTATGGCAGCTAAACAGCAAAGGACACCGATATTATTACAAGTTTGACGACAACGGAACCCCGGAATTTTATCCGTCAGTTACAACCATATTATCGCAGACAATGCCAAAATCGGAATTTCTGATTAAATGGATTGCCGACAAAGGTATTGACGAGGCGGAACGATACAAAGCAGAACGGGCGGCGTATGGTACATTTATGCACGCCCAATTTGAAGAACTTATAATTAACCGGGTTTATGATTTGGACGGATTGAAAGCCAAATTGAAAGATTATATTGATAACAACAAATTGCCCGCCGATTTCATTTATTACGCTGATGATTTCAAAAAGGATATATTAGCATTTGCGCAATTTGTTTTGGATTATGACGTTAAACCGTTAGCCGTGGAAATTGCGTTGGTACACCCCGTTCATAATTACGCCGGAATGATTGATTTGCCGTGTACGATGTTATCAAAGCCCGGTTCAAAAGAATACATAAACGCAATTGTGGATTTCAAAAGCGGGCGCAAAGGATTTTACGAAGAAGCGGAAATTCAGTTGCATTTATATGCGATGATGTGGAACGAAAATTTCCCGGATATTCCGATTGACCGTGTTTTCAATTTCAGCCCGAAAGATTGGCGAAAGAAACCGACGTACAATTTGAAAGACCAAACCGACAGCCCGAACGCAAAGAAAATCCCGTATCTATTGGAGTTGGCAGCAATTGAGGACGAAAAACGGGATAATACATTTACGGCGGTTTCCGGGGAAATATCATTGGATAACGAACCGGATTTGACAAACAATATTGTTTCGCTGACGTTGGCGGAACTTGTTAAAAGCAAAGCCCCGGCGGAAAAGAAAAAGCCGGAACCGGAAAAAGCCGTTACCGTTGAGGATTTGAAGAAAGACCCGGAACCCGAACCACAGCCGGAACAGAATGTTATCAGTTGCGAAAAGTTTATTGATTTGATAAACAACGACGACGACAATTATTCATTATTCCAAACAACAGATATTGGGAACACATACGGCGTAAAATTGGTTGACGATGGCTTTAATTTAGACCAATACAGATGGTACAGCATAGCAACCAATATTTATAAATGTTCTGACGGGTTTGTTAAAGTGACCGGAGTGTTTCAAAGTTTTTCAGAAATGCAGGGTTGGTCGGATATAGACGTACATTCAGAGGCGGAAAAATTGCAGGGAAAAGAATTGCAAGCGTTTGAATTGAGACTGAAAGCGTATGAAATAGAAAATGCCACGGAACAACAGCTGGAACCCGAACCACAACCGGAACCGGAGGAAAAGAAAACCAAGACCGTAAAGAGAACCACACGAAAAACGGCAAAAACGGCGGAAAACAAGCCCGTCAAGGAAAAGAAAACCGCAAAACGTACAATTACACCAAAAAAAGAAAAAGTGGCTAAAATCGAAGAAAAACAGCCTAAAAAGCCGGAACCCGTGACAAAGAAAGATTTGTTGAATACTGAAATTGATATATAAAAGCAAGGGGCGGAAAGCCCGCCCCCGTATCTTTTTCGCCAACATGGGCGATAAGATGATGCAAAAGTAAAAAATAATTTATATATTTGCAATGGGGATAGGTCGGAGTAGCTACCGACCGAAAGGGTAAGCCAACAGCCCGTCCCCGTTTCTTATTTGTTGGCAGTTCTTAAAAGTTGGCAATTATGGAAAATGAAATTTGGAAAGACATTCCCGGATATGCGGGGTATTATCAAGTTAGTAATTATGGGAGGGTAAAATCAATGTATTTTAATGCTAAGAAAACATTAGGATATAACATAAAAATAAACCCGAAAATAATTAAAAATGGAGTTGATAGACATGGTTATTTATTTGTCAGATTGTATTTGGGTGACAAAATTAAAAGATATTCAATTCATAGACTTGTTGCGCTTTTATTTGTACCAAACCCCAATAATCTATCAGAAGTAAACCATAAAGATGAAAATCCGAAAAACAATTATGCTTGTAATTTAGAATGGTGTTCTCATAAATATAATATGAATTATGGAACAAGAATAAAAAGGCAGGCAGAAAAGATACAAACGCCCGTTTCCCAATATGATATGAAAGGGAAATATATAAAAACGTATAAAAGTATAAAGCAAGCATACGAAGAAACGGGAATAGATAAAACGGGTATCAGTATGTGTTCAAGAGGATTGTTAAAAACGTCCGGAGGATATATTTGGAAGAAAGGAGGAAAAAATGAAAGGTAGAATAATGCGTAATGAACCAATAAATAGAATATCATTACCTATAATTGGGAAAATAAAAGTTGGCGTAAAAGATGAAAAGGGATTACCTAAAAGTATAGATTATTTTGTAAGCACCGGGAAATATGCAGGATTATTTAAGAAAGCATACGGAGAGAAGCCGCAAACAATACAAATAGTATTTGCCTATGATGAACCGGAAAAGTCATGCCGGGAAGAATATCAATATAGGGACGATGCGGGTAAATTGGTTGCATACGGCGACGGGGAAACGTTCTTTGTATGGAACGGGAAACAATATGCACAATACAGTACAAAAGATTATCCCGATTTAATGGCAGGCGTTGCGCAAAAACACCCAAACCGTTCTGTTATGAACGGCGGCGACGGTTGGATTGTAACGTTGACCGTAACGTTTATTATTCCATTGGTGCGTGGCGTTGCCGGGGTTTGGCAATTCATAACAAAGGGTACGGCGTCAACAATTCCAAATATACGGGACACGTTCGACGCAATGTTGCAGGAACGGGGATTTGTTAAGGGAATAGTTTGGGATATGAACGTACAATTTGCCGTTTCTCAAAAGCCCGGCGACCGTTCCCGTTATCCGGTCGTTTCCATTGTTCCGAACGAAAGCGAGGGGAATTTGCGTAAAGTAACTGAAGCATTTAAGCCAATAAAATTGATAGAAGAATGAAGAAAATTATTTTGTTTTTAGTGATATCAGTAATGTGTGTAAGCGTGTATGCCCAAACTGTAGTAGAGGTTGAAACGTTGAAAGTAACAGACCTTGGGAACCAAAAATTGTGCGCTGCAAAGGTGAATGGGTGTATAGACCATTATTACATTATGCTTAAAACTAGTAATATATATCAAAAGTATATTACTGTTTACCTTGGGGATAAGGAGGAAGCTATAAGGTTACTCCGGTTTTTGTATGACTTAAATTCTAAGGGTGGAACCTATATACATCTGGAAAATAGGACTAACAACGTAGTTTCATGGAATAGATTAGGCTATTATACAGTATTCTCTGAGGGGAGGGTATTAAAAGGACGTATAAGAAAGCAAAATATTAAGGGCTTTATCGCAGAATTAACCAATAATGTTTGATAATTCAAAAAAAAGTATTATATTTGTGGCGTAAAACAATCGACCGTTACCGATTGAAAGATATTTGCTAATTAGCTACAAAGCCCCTTTTAGATGTGTAACGGCTCTAATTGGGGCTTTTCTTTTTTAATTATGACTTACAATATCTTTATAGACCAAAGATTTGCATTCGCAAACAAATTGACCATTGTGCAGGCAACTACGCTTGCCGCATGTATGACTTTAACTTCATGGAGCAATTCGATAAAATTAGGAAATGTTGTATGGTATCAATATTCTGAAAAGGAAATGTCTGATAACTTCCCGTTTCTTTTTTCTATCCCTAAAAGAGTTTACAAGAACATTAGAATTTTGTCTGATATGGGTTTTGTCGAATTAATATCGCTTTGCGAAACAAAGTATTTAAGATTCACATCAAAGTGCACAAATTGGAAATGCCAAGATGGTAACTATTTTGTAATATGATATGTCCGATAAAGGACATAGAATAAAGATGATAAATAAATAAAAGTTTAAAAATAATCAATTTAGAAAATGAAAGAAAGATGCTATCTGGTGTTGGACTTAGTACGTTCAAAAGTTTTAGATTTAAATCCAACTGAAAGTATTTTGGCCTCATGTTTATTCGGATTGTTGGCGAAAAATCCGATACAATACAATGGAAATTCATATTATATGGCTGACTATAAATATGTAGCTTGTTATTGCTCTGTATTGCCTAATAAGGCAGATACATTGAGGCGTATTTACAAACGTTTGGAGAATATAGGGTTGATAGAAACTATAAAGATTGATAATCACGTTTATTTTACCCCATCTCAGATGTTGCGTGATTGGGGAACCGTATATGAATGCGTGGAAGCGGAAAAAAATCCCGTGGAAGCGGAAAAAAATTCCGTGGAAGCGGAAAAAAATCCCGTGGAAGCGGAAAAAAATTCCGTGGAAGCGGAAAAAAATCCCGTGGAAGCGGAAAAAAATTCCGTGGAAGCGGAAAAAAATCCCGTGGAAGCGGAAAAAAATTCCGTGGAAGCGGAAAAAAATCCCGTGGAAGCGGAAAAAAATTCCGTGGAAGCGGAAAAAAATCCCGTGGAAGCGGAAAAAAAT